CAAATACCACATCGGGAACAGTAGTTTTTGATAAGACATATTATATAGACGATATCATAACGGATGCTTATGAACGTATCGGATTCGTAGGCGCAGCAGGAAATCAATTACGTTCAGCTAAAAGATCATTAAATCTTATATTTCAAGAATGGGGAAATCGTGGACTTCACTATTGGGAAGTAGGCGATACGAATGTTGATTTAACTGAGGGTATACCAGAATACGTTTTCTATAGAGCAACTGGAGACGGAACAAGTGCAACGACTGTGGGAGGCACCACAGGAACAAGTACTTATGCATTGTCTGATATTACTCAGTGTGCTTACAGAACCAATAAAGGTTTAACAACTCAAGCAGACACTACTTTAGAAAAAATTGATAGATCCACTTATGCAGGAACTGCTAACAAATTAACTAAATCCACACCTTCTCAATTTTGGATTCAAAGATTTATTGATAAAGTTACTTTAACTCTTTATCCAACACCGAATTCAACAGCAGCTAGTAATTTTTTACATATTTATTTTACACAAAGAATTGAAGATGTAGGAGCTTTTACTAATGCTACAAATGTTCCTTATCGTTTTGCCCCTTGTATGACAGCAGGGTTAGCTTTTTATTTAAGTCAAAAATTTTCTCCTCAAAGATCACAAGAGTTAAAATTATTTTATGAGGATGAGTTAGCTAGGGCGTTAACGGAGGACGGGTCGCCATCTAGTGCATATATAACTCCTAAAGCATATTACCCAGCAATCACATAATGGCAGTTTTTTCAAAAGGTAAATATTCATTAATGGTTTCAGATCGTTCAGGTCTGGCATATCCATATAGAGAAATGGTGCGAGAATGGACTGGTATGTGGGTTCATATTTCAGAATACGAATCTAAACAACCTCAACTATTTCCTAAACCTAAAGGATCGGATCCTCAGGCTTTAGAACATCCTCGTCCAGCGAGAACAGAATTTTATACACCTACTATTTTACCCAATAATCCATTTACGACAAGTGTGGGTACAACAGTCACGGTAACTCAAGATGATCATGGCCGATCAACTGGAGATGCCGTAAGATTTAGAAATATTATTAAACCTTCTGGAGATGTGCAAGCTTCTGTTTTTATGATGGAAACTACTTTAGCATCTGATCTTACAGATAGTGCTACCACTTTAACATTGACCGATGCATCCAATTTTCCTACAGCAGGATATATTGTGATAGATGAAGCAAGTAATGATAATGAAACAATTGAGTATACTGGAAAATCTGGAAGTAGTTTAACAGGATTAACACGGGGAACAGGAGCACCAACATATAATTTAACCCCCTTAACCACTACCGCATCCGCTCATTCAGCTGGTGACAGCGTAGCAGGAACTTATTCCGTTACTAAAGTTGATGATAATAGTTATACGTTTCCTTTAGTAGCAGCAGCAACAATAGCACAAGCAGGAGGAGGATTTGAAGGGTTCGCAGGACCCGTCAATACTAGAGCATAATGTCAGGATTAAGTGCATCAGGTTTAAAGACAATGATTAAGAACTATACCGAAGTAAGTGCTACGGTTTTTACTGATGCTATATTAGAAAATCTTATTTTAAATGCCCAACAAAGAATTATGTACGATGTGCCTATCGATGCAGATCGTAAACAACAAAGTGCGTCTTTAGTAACCGGGCAACAAACTTATAATGCTCCAGCAGGATGTTTATTTGTTAGGGGAATTCAAATCTATACAGCTACTGATGGAACCATCACAGGATCGAATAATTGGCTCTTAAAACGGGATCAAACTTTTTTAAATGAATATATTCCAGCTAATACTTCAACAGGAAACCCTAAATATTATGCTATGTTTGGAGGGGCTACAGCTTTAAGTGATACGACTTCAGGCAAATTTATGGTAGCGCCTGTTCCTGATGCGACGTATGCTTTGCAAATTCACTTTAATCTTATGCCCGCTACTTTAGAAGGGGATAATACCAATTTTATTAGTTTAAACTTCCCTCAAGGGCTATTATATGCTTGCCTTGTTGAAGCCTATGGATTTTTAAAAGGACCAATGGAGATGTTGACACTCTATGAAAACAAGTATAAACAGGAAATAGAGAAATTTGCAGCAATGCAAATTGGAAGACG